CCCAATCTAAGTCGAACCACCTGTCGAGGATAACTCGACGTTTTGAAAGAGCAGGGTGCTCTTTCGAAGAGACGTGAATTTCCCCGTTATAGGGAAGTTCAGTAACAACGCCTCTTCTATACGACCAAGCAAGTAGTGAGGGCTCGTGAGCGACAAATGTCTTTTCACGAGGGCTGTATATCTTTGCCTGTACCGTTGGCCCAAATCCGTCGAGTCGAAGACTCGAAAGATAAGGGTAACCGGATTGAGGACAAAGCAGACCATCGTCCCCATAAGGGGATAAAGGTCTGTAGGAACGGTTCTTGTGCAGTCTAAGAAGATGCTTGTAAGCACCTTCTACGGACCTATCAATAGCCATCCCATTACACAGCCGTACACCGAGGCGAATCAACCGATTGGCAGCCCTGACGATCGTAAGATCATCAGATATGCCATCCTTTTGATACGCCGGAGTGCACTCTCGTCCTTGAAAGTAGTGTTTTCCACAACTCTCAAAGAACACACCATCCACAAATGACTTGTCATCGTTAATCTCAAATCCAACGTGATTTAAGAGCTGGATAAGCTCTGTCGCGTCAGACTGAGAACAAATGATGTCGTCACCATAGATGGAGACTTGCTGCCCGGAGTTAGAATCCGACACCGATTGGGCAAGAGCCCAAAAGATGAGAGATTCTAACTCGAAAGTGAATCCGTTCCCCATAGAGGAGAACTTCTCCAACTTCCTTCGAGTTCCGTCAGGCATTAATGCCCAATGGGAACGAATTGAGTCGAGATAATCGGCCCAATCGAACGGGAGTAGAAGCCATACGGCTTCAATCGAAATGGTGTCAGAGGCTGCCTTCAAATCAAGGGTGGCCAGATGCTCTTCCCAAGCCTTTGCGGCAAGGGTCTGATTAATCTCTTGGTTATCCAAGTCAACACCAGCTCTTCGGAGTCGATCCCGAAGAAAACCGCCAACCCCTTTCTGAAGAAAGGAATTTCCGCGATTCTCGATAGCGATAACGCGATTCGTTTTTGCGTTTTTCGCGACTGTTTCAACCCGGCAATCTTCGTTGATGACGAAGTTATGACGTAGAAGGCTGAAAGGGCCTTCAGGTACGTTGCCAAGGATAGAACCTGACCAATGAAGGTCAGATTCCAGCGAACTCTTAAAACGATAAAGAGCTTTGCTGGTAACAGGTATAGGTAGTTCGCACATTTTCCGGTCCAGTTGCGCCTGAGATCTGCGAAGATCCGTAGACGCGCCTGGCCCCCAGCCACAATGTCTCTCTACCTTTTCAACAGAGAAGTCACCAAGAAGTTTCGATATTTTTCTTCTAGCCGCATGAATATACGGTTCGAATCGGGTCCGAGACCCGATATCAGAAACAAGGCGACGATTTGTCGAAAGGCAAAGAGATTCAGATGTTGTGAATTTCTGAAGAGCAGCCTCCGCAACGTCAATACCTGTGTTAAGAACCTTGCTTTTGGCAAGATAACTGACACAAATATAGTCGTTGTAGAAAGAGCTGTGGTCATTGTAGTGTCTCGGGTTGATTTCCATTCTGGCCAATTCGCTATGAGAATACTCATAACGAAGCCAGCAACCCAAAGAGACCGGCGAATCGATCTGTTTACACAACGCGAAGAAGACCTCGCGGTCATGAAGAATATTCATGGTGTAATGCCAAGTTAGCGTGTCTTAACGGCCGGAGCCGTTAATAGACGTTTTGCAGCGATTCCACCATGCCGACCACTTGCGCGTCGGCGAGGAGGAATTGAGCGTACTTCCGCAGATCCTTTCGGTTCTGCAAGTTGTTTTGCTCAGGCAGCACGAGTTCCACATTCACCCGGTTGACATAGGCAACTTGCGGTGGCGGCGTCACGCCGGCATCGTTCGTTCCCAACGTCTGAAGGGTGGGGGTGTGGATCCCGATCTTGACGCGATTCATCCGTTCACCCGAGCTTGCGCCCGGGGCCGGATTCCCGGCACGAATAAGTTGCAAGGAGATACGATTATAACCAATGCTGGCAGAGCCAGTCTGGTCTTCGTACCACCATGTACCCTTCGTGTCGGTGCCAAGGGGAATGAAAGTATGGTTCACAGGGGTTCCCTGTGCGTCCGCAAGGACGATATTTGCTACAGCGCCCATTTGGGGGTCACTCCAATTTGAAAACAAGGTTGGTAAGACATCGCCGAAAAGCGATGAATTTTTGACTAAGTTAACGACTCAAATGTTGAGACAAAAGAGCCGCGGCGTTCAAAAGGCGCCCGGAACCCAAATTTGCACTAAAGCTAGGCAGACGAGGAAAAGGGTAACTAACCAAAACCACACGAGATTTTTGAGTTCGTTTATACGTACCACTCATGTTTGTACTAGTGTAGGTATTACTACCTGACGAAGTACTCCCAGTAACGGTACGAGCGTTCTCAACTCGTTCGGTAATGGTTCGATACCCACTTACAAATCTGCCAGAGTTCAGCAAAGCTGTCTCTGTGCTTCTAATGTAACCTCCAATGTCGTAGACCCAGTCGACTACAAAGGAGAAGGGTGTAAGCTCCCAGACAAGACTAGCTGGATTAAGGCTAGTATAGTTAGAGAGTTCTGATACAGCACTAGTGCTGATATCGAGCTGAAGCCCAATTTCAACCCATGTACTGCGCTTGACCTTATCGGTAATGGTATTACCATTCGATATGGTCACGTACGTATCGTCAACATCTTTACTGGTGCGCTGCTTAACCCTTGTGAGGTTTATGCGGCCACCAAGAACGTTGTTGACAGTATCGTACACGTCTTGAGCCAGCGGTTTCCAACCGTACTGGAACTCAAGCCAAGCCGAACCAAGTCTTTTCGGATCATTCTTCCAATCCTTAAACATAGCGCGAAGCGCATGTTGTGGGAATTTTCGGACGTAATGAACAATATCTTGGACTTGCCTGATAGATTGAACTACCTGACCAGCCTGTGCGATACTGACCGAAAGGTCCAATGAACTCCGTACCTTGTTATTGAGGTCGGTGAGACATTGGTTATATGCTTCAGATGGGTCCATCATATCGTACCCTTGAGTGCCTCCCCCTAAGCAACCCTCGTCATCAATGACCTGGATTACAAAGGAGTTTTCACTCGAAGAGATGATACGACCTACCATATGGGCATTCTTGGTCGCACGATACGCCTGATTAAGGGGAGTTTTAAAGTCCCCAGAACTGGAAGTGATCCCAGTTAGCTCTTCAGCTTGACGTGTGGTAAAATACGTAGTCACCACTTGCGACACTGCTCCTGTCGATTTGACAGTAGTAGTGTGCGTGCGGGTATACGTACCACCTATGTTACGGCTGTAGGGCATCATGACGTAGATCTCCTTTGGAGAGTGAGAAAAGATTCAGAACCTTTTCTCTAAACCATTCAGGGTCCAACCGAACGGAAAACTGGCCCGTAACACTAAGTAGTAAAACTACGAAGATAACGACCAGAACCGGACGTTTGGGACGCTGCATGATTTGTCTCCAGACTAGGTAACAGCTAACTAGAAAACAAGTAGCTGACAGCTATAG